ATGGTTTTCCAGAATAACTCTAAGATGATTGCTCTTTCTTCAGCTAGTTTTAGCTTTGAGAATCTCTACAAAACTTACAAAGACTGGATGAATAATATCTATTCTGACGATATTCTTCAATCGAATTATTTTATTTCTCAACTGTCTTTTGATTCTATCCCTCCCGATATGATAGATAGCACTGTAATTGAAGAAGCTCAATCTGGGGGATCCTCTAATTCATCTTTTCTGAGAGAATATTGCGCTCAGTTTACAGACGGAAGCGACAGTTATTTTAGCGCAAAGAAAATGCATAACTGCACAATTCCTGACGGTGAAAAACCGAACACCTTGTTGAAAGGCGATAAAGATAAACAGTACATTCTGGCAATTGACCCTAGTTTTAGTAATAGTCCAAGCTCTGACTACTTTGCAATGTCTATTCTGGAATTGGATGAAGAATCACCGAATCATTCTACCTTAGTACATTCTTACGCTGTTGCGGGTGGGGATTTAAAAGATCATATAAAATATTTATATTATGTTGTTACTCATTTTAATTTATCGTTGATCATTATTGATAACGCGGGGTATCAATTCATAGATAGCGCTAATGAGTCAGAACTTTTTACAAGTGGGCGCATCAACATAAAGTTTTTTGATTACAATAGTGACAAGTCTGGATTGGATTATGAAAACATGCTGCTAAAAGCGAAGCAGCAATACAATAAAAAAGAAGGGGTTATTTGTTTTAAACAATTGTTTTCTACAACCTTTCTTCGGGAAGCTAACGAATACCTTCAGGCTTCTATCGACCATAAGAGGATTTGGTTTGGCTCAAGAACCGCCGCTTGCGGTAGCTATTTTGATAAATCGTCTGCTCAAGCGATACCTTTAAAATTTGTTCCACATGAAACAAAAGGTGATTTTATTGAGTTCCAAGATGATATGATTCATCAGACTAAGAAACAGTGCGCCTTGGTTGAGGTAAAAACAACAGCCAAAGGCACTCAGACCTTCGATTTGCCACAGCATTTACGTCGAAGCACTTCTGTAAATAGAGCCAGAAAAGATAACTATACCACACTAATGTTGGGTAACTGGGCAGTTAAGGCCTATAATGACATTAAAAATACCAAGCAAGCGGAAATTAACTATACGTTTACTCCCAAAATGTTCGGTTAAGTGTAAAATTAAAGTAAATTATGGCGGTAAGGAAGAAAACGGAACAAGGCGCGGAACCCTTGATGGCTATGCATCAATCTAAAGCTAGTCAGACAAGGACTCGTAGAAACGCGGCGGCTGATATTCCGCGTACTGACAGGTTCAGGAACATTGAGAATGGGATGATACCATTCAAGTATTCTCATGGTGTCAAAAACAACTCTAATATTGACGTAAGAGATACAATTATCCTATGCCAGAAAGCTTACTACAATTTTTCTGTTTTTAGAAATACGATAGATCTAATGACAGAGTTCTCAATTAGTGATCTTTACTATACTGGAGGTAGTAGAAAATCTAGAGAGTTCTTTGATACTTTATTTAGAAAGATCAATATCGATGACTTGCAGAGTCGTTTCTTTAGGGAGTACTACAGGTCAGGAAATGTTTTTATTCACAGGTTCAATGCAAAAATGGACCGTTCTGACGCTATCAAAATTAACCAAACTTTTGGACTAGCCGAAGCTTCAGAGGAGTTAGAGATACCCTCTAAGTATATTATTTTAAATCCCTCAGACATACAGCTTCAGGGGAGTATAACATTTAGTACTGGTATTTACTATAAAGTTGTAACTGATTATGAGCTGCAGAGACTGAGGTATCCTCAAACAGAGGAGGATAAAGAGGTTTACGACAGTCTTCCCGAAGAAACTAAAAAGCTTATTCAACAATCTAAAAATGTAGGCGCAGCAGCAATTACAATTCCCTTAGACGTGGAAAAGCTAACAGCAATCTTTTACAAGAAACAAGATTACGAACCGTTTGCAGTTCCAATGGGTTATCCGGTGTTGGAAGATATTAACTGGAAGCAGGAAATGAAGCAGATGGACATGGCTGTAGCTAGAACCACTAATCAAGCCATTCTCTTAATC